GGACAATGTGCCAGAGTAAGTTCCATTTACTGCACTTGTTATTGATCCACTTGCAATTGAAAGTGTTCCATCTGTAAATGTGCCATCTATGGTTAACCCATTTGCTGTAAGTGTATGATTGCCAATATCAACTGAGTTCGCAACAGTAAGACTTGTAATATCATTTATTGTACCCCCATCTATATCTGGAGTATTAATGTCTGCGGTGTTTAATACTGCCGAGGTGAGCGTTTTATTGGTAAGTGTATCTGTGGTAGCCCTACCAACTAAAGTGTCCGTAGCATCTGGAAATGTTAAGGTTCTATCTGCTGTTGGATTTCCAGCAGAAAGCGTTAATTCGTTAGCATCATCGCTTGATCCTTCAAATACTAAATCAGTTGTAATTGTAGCATTCATTGCAATCGTATCAGATGCAGCATTTCCTATTGTAGTATTTCCTGTTGTAACAAAATCAGCCGCACTTATTTGACCAGTTGCTGTTAAATTTCTTATACCTGTTAAATCTTTGTTTGAATCCACTAGCAAAAATTTTGAAGCACTTACCTCTCCAGCTGTAATGCCATCTAGCAAATTAATTTCTGCCGCACTTGTGGTTACTAATACCCCTCCTAATTTTAAACCATTTGTTCCATCATGTGATGCTACATCAAAATCAAATGAACCATCTTTAATTTGAACAGTAGTTGATGAAATCTCTAATGGCGATCCTGTTCCATCCCCATCATAAACACGATTAACAGAGCTTCCAATACCTCCATCAATATGTAATAATTGTGTGTATCCTGTTGATACTGCTACATTTGTTAAATCTATTGCCATTTTATTTCCTCAATTAAGGGGGCAGCCCATGCCGCCCCCCACACTATTATTGTTTACGGATTATTGAAGTTTACAACTTGTCCAGCTGCATCAGCTGCTGGTTGACTTAAAGCCGCACCAAACAAGGTATCTACAACTACAGAAGTTGCAAGATGATCAATATCATAAGAAGATTGTACTCTTGGTTCAAAATTCATTGCAAAGAGAACAGAATCCCTTGTAAACATTGTTGCTGTTTCATCTCCAGAACCGCCATCATCATCCCAATCTACACTTGCGAAAACTGGCATTCCGTAGATAATCCCAAGCTGACCAGTTATATTTGGACCAGCTCCACCGCCAGACTCTGGACCTCTTTGTTGGAAGTCAGAGAATTCGCCTAAACTCATTAAGCTTGTATAAGCCGCTGGGGAAGCATAAAAATATGTTTCTCCATTTGTGTAGTCAACACCAATGTCTAGCAATTTCTGTAATCCAGAACGCACCAGAGCAGTTGTAAATGTGTTATCAGTTGAAAGAGAAACATCATTTGCAGATGCAGATTGTAAAACATCAACTGCAAGATAGTTTTCTATTTTCTTAGCTAAACCATAGCCCATTGATCTTGTATATAAATTAAAAAGATCATAAGAGCTTTGAACACGAACAATGTCCTCTATTCTTTTAGCTTCGTAATGATGTTGATCGATTGCTATTTGTGTTTCGCCATCTGTCTGTGCAGTATAAGAAACTGCAGTATCAGCAGATTTAGCAGCAGCTGTTTCTTCCGATACTCTTGGAATGTGGATAACATCTGCACCAGCTACATCAGACACATCAGTAACTTGATTTCTAATTCTGAATTGTCTTTCTGCGTAGTCGAGTATTGCCTCTTTCCAAATTTCTGGAATAAAATTAGCTGCGGTTGTTGTTGTTACATTAGCCATTTTTTAACCTACTTTTTAAACCTCATAAGATCAGCGAAGTTTCTTTTTCTTTCTTGGGGCGACATATCTTTCCAGCTTGGAATCTTGCCACCAGAAACACCTCCTCCGCTATTATCAACTTGAGGTACTTTATTATTAAATTCGTTTTGCATTTGTTCCAAGGTTTCAGAATCTAATGTTGAAATCTTTTCCCTTAAATTTTCTGGAAATGATTCTAAGATTCTTTCCTTGCGAGCATTTTCTATCTTTTGGAATCTTTCAGCATCAGCCTTGAATTGATCTCTTTCAGCCTTTGTATCTTCATATAGATTTCTCCAATCTTCTTTTTCTTCTGCCTCTTGAACTTTTCGCTCTTTTACTTGAGCTTGAAGCCCTTTGAGTTGATTCTCCATTTCTTTCTTTTGCTCTTTAAGTCTTGCATATACATGACCTGGAACTTGCGTATTTATAGAATTATCGCTTCTAGCTTCGAGATCAGCATTTTCGCTCTGATCAGTATCGGAACCCTCTGTTAAGCCTTGGGTTAGTGCTGGATCAATTTTTAAGTCTTGATCTTCGACTGGTGTGTCTACACTCATTTTATTCCTCTTTTGTGAGTTTATGTGATCTTACCAATATCAATTTTGATAGTGCCGCTTGTTTCTTCAAACGCTTTGGTAATTTCTTTGTTAAAAAAATCTTCAATAAACTTTGCATCTTTTTTAGTTACAGGATTTCTTTCTGTAGAAATAGCTCTGCCCATTGCTTGATTTTGATTTGCTTTTATAGAACCATCTGGATTAAATCCTATTAGTACAGAAGTATCTTTTGCTTCTTTAACCTGTAATGAATTAAGCATATCGCCTGTTAAGGTTAGGGTAACATCTGATCTTTTTTTAGGTGCAAATTGTTCTGCTTGTCTATATAGATTGCCCTTTCTTTTTTTATCAAAATAAGCTTTAGAATATTTTTTAAATGTCTTTAGCTCTACATCTTTCTTTTTATTCTGTGTTCTATCTATAATTCTATTAATCATTTTTTGACCAAGCAAAGTCATAAGCTGCGAATCTGTTATTTGATCAAGCATCTTTTCTAGTTTTTTAGGCAATGCTTACACCTCTTTGCTTTGCTTCTGATCTAGCCTTTGAGGGCGAATGCATAACATTGTTTTTAACTGATACTGCCCATTGATGTCTGCAATTATATCCGCCCCTTTCAACAAATACATTTGGAAATTCTTTTTCTATTTCTTTTTTTGTCACTTCGCCCCTAGACATTAGTGCTAAGCAGAGCGGTCTAGTCTTTGAATCTATTGGACCCCTGTAAATATAAGCGGTATTATCTGGTAAGCTATCTGCCATAATTGAATTAATTGATGCGGTATAAGTAGCAAAAGCAGTAGTAACAAGAGAATCAATTTGATCTGGTCTAAATCCAGATTGAATGCTATCTATAATTTGATCTTTTGATAATCCAGATACTATTCCATTTGCTAAATTACTTTTAACTGAATTGACAATATCACCTTCTAATTTATCAATAAATGTAGATTTGTTTAATTTAGTAAGTGCAAGTATAGTGTTAGAATTTATATCGCCAAATTTGCTCATACTTTTTAAAGTATCTCCATATAAAAGGCTTAAATTATTTAATGATCCTTTGAATTGTTGATCAGAAAGAATAGTTTCTTTAAATCTAGGATCAGATAATGAAGTCAGTATTTCCTCTTTTGATCTACCTTTTTTTCTTAAAGATAAAGCGGCAGCAGTAATCTTGCTTACCATCTTCAAATAAGAATCTTTTAGATTTTGTATTTCTTTCTTCAACTACTTAATGCCTGTGCTAATACATCTCCAGCATTTTCTTCTTGTGCTGGTTGCTGAACTTGAATTTCTTCTGCCATTTCACTAATCTCTTCTTCTGTTAAATCTGGATTATATTTTCTTAGCCAATCTTTTGGAGAGCTTAATCCATTTGCCCATTCCCAATCCCATTGCTTTCTTTCTTCATCTGCGGTAAGCGGAAATCTTGGTTCACTAAAATCAACAGAAAATTCATCTGGAATATTTTTATTATGTACTTCTAAAATACGTCTATCAACTTCAAATCTTCTTTTTTCTACACCTCGCCAAATCATTTGATAATCACCCATGATTGCTTCAGTTAAATCTATTTCTGCCATCTTTAATGATTCGCCACTTACAAAGCCTTCCCTACCTACTGACCATTTGACTTTAAGATTATTATTATAAGCTACTGAATCAACGTAGAATCTTATTCCATTTATATATTGCTCTATATTACCAGCTGGAGAAACAAATTTGAATGAAGCATTTTCTGGTAACACCATTGGTTTATCTACACCTAAAGAAACCTTGGACATTTGATCAACACCCTCAATTACTGGTTGACCAAGTGCTTGTAATCTCATAGCTAATCCTAATTCTGTCATTAGTACATTTATCATTAAATTAGCGTTTACAATATCATTTGCACCGTTTCGCATGAAATCGGTAGTATATGGATGGCGATGGCAAATTGTAAATGGTAAAATACCATAAGGATTTACATTATCATCATTTACAGATTCTACAACCCCATTTTGATCAATCAGAAAGTGTTCTTCATTTGACCAATATGCGTAAACAACTTTATCTTCTTTTGATTGCCCATGATTATATATTGGGTAGATATATGCGAATGGCATTCTTGCTCTGGCTTCAAATATAGGTTCAAACTCAATAATTTGATCATGCTCAATAACTTCTTCATCTTCATTATATCTTGATCTTATTAAATGTGATCCTAATAAATATGTGAGCCTTTCAGCTGTAAGCATAGATTGATCTAAGTCTTTTACATTTTCCATGTATTGTTCATTAGTTCTTTCTGGTGGATTCTTGTAGCCAATCGCTCTAGCATTAATTAGCTTTGAAGTGATTGATTGGGTAACTCTTGGAACATCAATAGAATCAATAGGAAAGTATTTTTGTAAATCCATTTCCATTTCACTTTGAACACATTCGTAATATGAAAGAAATCTATATCTTTCTTCAACGCTCTTTTTGCTTATATCATTTAATTCATCAGATAAATAATCTTTTAGTGAGCTTCTAATTAAATTTTTATTTTCAACAATCATACTTTACCATTTCATTGAAGTTGCAACCCTTTTGATAATAGGGTATTTATATTCTATTAAATAACTTGCCGCATCTAAACTATGCGTAAGTTGTAAATTTGACTTATCAATTCCGCCTTTCCGATCTCTTTGTACTTGCTCTAAATCTTTAATTAAGTAAGTACATGAGGGATCGATAGTCATTGATATTTCACCTTTTGCATTTTTAAGTTTTCTATTTAACGCATTAAGCCTATCAATGTTGCTTGGATGGTTTTTCCTAGCATACACTTGATAACCAAAATCTTTAAGTATTTGATGATCAGAACGATTGCTAGTTGTGCTTCTAGCCGAACCAGCTGGGTCTGGATATATCTCAGTAACACCAGCCCATTTCTTTTTCATTTCTTTACACATCATTTCTGTTGAGCTATTATGCTGTCTAATCTCATCTATATAATGAACCGTTCCATTGCCATATATACAAGCAAGACAGGCGGACATATAGTCAACATTAAAGTCAATACCAATTACTTTGTAGCTACTATATTGATCAGCTACCTTAACATTATTCTCTCTACTAAATGCCCATGCTGCACGATTTGCGGCTGTTTCAAAACTAGCCATAAACTCTTGGCGGTAAGCTCTTTCATCTAAATTCTGTTTTGCTAACTCAATTTCTTCTTCCTTAACAAATCCACCATCAATTGTTTTATATTGCCAAGACTTCCATTGATCATCTGTACCTTGACCTTTAAGAAAGTAATCATAGAAATTATTATTACTAAATCCATCTGGCGTTCCTATTAATAAAGCGTTTCCTCTTGTAGTGGTTAACATGGGATAAATAACCTCTTCAAATACACCTTGTTTTTGGTAAGCATATTCATCAAGTACGCAACGATTGAGCGAAGCACCACGCAATGAATCCTGTGCATCAGAACCTTTAATTGCAATTGTAACCCCTAATCTGGTACAACTGAGTTCTGACTCGTTGATCTTCCATCCCTGTTGTGTCCGCATAATGGATTTTAACTGACTCCAAACTGTTTGTTTGCCTTGCCGATAAGTCGGAGATATATACCAACGATTCTCCCCCTCCAACATTCGTCCTTTCAAAAGAAACATCAGACCGAGAATGGATTTGCCAAATCTTCTCCCAGCTGTTATTACTTTGAATCTTGCTGGATGATTTAGAATCTCTTGCCTTTCTTTGGTTAGAAATAATTCCATTCATTTATCTTTAACTTTATCTTTATCTTTATCTTTAGCTTCTTGCATGGGGCATCTATGCCCCTTAATCTTCTTCATCTAAAATAGGATCATTAAATTTTAGAACCTGTAAGGGCTTAAACTCTTCCGTTATGATATGCTCTTTT